TATGATAATAGTATTAAAGGTGATTTAGAGGTTAAAGCACAGGGTACAGAAAGTCTAATGGCTAATGAAGTGCGTAGCCAAAGACTAATGCAGTTCTTACAAGTTGCATCTAATCCTGCACTAGCACCCTTTGCTAAGATGGATTACATCATTAGAGAGATAGCTAAGAGTATGGACTTAGACCCTGACAAAGTAACTAACAGCTTACAGGACGCAGCCATACAAGCTGAGATACTAAAACAGTTTCAACAACCTGCTCCTCCTCCAGTTCCTCCTGAAGGTATGCCTACTGAAGGTCAACCACAGCCTGAAGCTCCTCCACCTGCAGGAGCTAATGTGCAAGATACATCAGGTGGTGGCGGTAGTCAAATAGGTGTAGGCACAGCACCGTTACCACAAGAAGAAGGTTTCTCAGGTAATGCCTAATTTAAAACCCTTAGTTAATAATAACGAACTCTATGATAATTTTTTAGAAGAGTTGGATCTTCAAATAAGAGTTTACACTAGAGGTTTAGAACAAGCGAATACTTTAGTAGATGTGCATAGGCTTCAAGGCAGTATATATGCTTTGCGAAAACTAGAAAAATTAAAGGAACAAGTTAATGGCTCAAAATAATACAGCAGAACAAATGGAGATGGCTTTCATGCAAGAAGGCGGCTTGAAAGATGATGGAGCTGTTACCGATCCTGTAAGTGGCAATGAAGTCCCTAGTGGTAGTATGGATCAAGAAGTAAGAGATGATGTCCCTGCTATGTTGAGCGAAGGTGAATACGTTGTACCTGCTGATGTCGTTAGGTTTCACGGAGTTAAACTGTTTGAAGACTTACGCATACAAGCTAAAATGGGTATGGCTAAGATGGAAGCTGAAGGACGCATAGGTGGTGAGCCTATAGATGGTGAAGACATGGAGGATGACGATGAGTTACCTTTTGATGTAACAGAGTTGCGTGTAATAGAAACACCTGTTAGAGAGATGGCTGAAGGTGGAGATGTAGGTGAGGTTGGACCTACGTTTACATATAATCCTAACACACGATACATGGAAAGACAAAGAACCACCTCTGGTTTTGAGATGAGAGTTTATGTTGATCCTGCCACAGGTAGACAGATAACTATACCTTTCTTTAATGGGCAACCTATGTCAACAATACCTCAAGGTTTTGTACTAGCTTCAGATCAAGCTGCAGCACAGAAAACTTTATCTGAACAAGAGATGCAACAGATGCAACAAGATCCTGCATCAAAAAGATTCTTCTTACCACCTGACCCTAAAGAAGTTAAGCGAGGCTTTGATGCTTTTACTGCAGAGGATTGGAATAACTACGTAAAACAAGCTGATGGTCAACTTGCAGCATTTACAGCTAACATACCTATCTTAGGGACGCTACAAAGACTTAGTGAGTCTTCAGCAAAAGCATATGCTGAAAGAGCATTAAAGACAGGTGTGCATCCTGCTACAAATAAAGCTTTAACTCCACAAGAGGTAACTGCACTAAAAAGTGTTTTAAATAGTTCTATCACAGAAAGAAAGAGTATACTAGAATCTATAGGTGATTTGTTCAAAGGTGAGCCAGATCAGAACATGTCTCCTAGACCTGACTTTAAACCTATAACGGCTGCACAAATGCCACAAGCAAATGTAATGACTGAAGAAAGTCCTACTATGAGTGCTATAATGGCAGGATTCAATAAAGACAAAAGTGGTGATACTGTTGGACAACAGTTTGCTAGTAGAGCAGATGTGGTAAGCGATGTTACTCCTTTGGCTGCAGGACCAGTTAATATTACTGATCCTACTTTAAGTATTCTTTTAGACGAAGCTAGTGTTTCTAGTTTAGACGATATAAAAAATAGTGGTAGCATAGCACGTAGGGAGGCTTTTGATGGAGATTCTGCTCTTAGAACAAATGCAGAAGGTGAAACTATTTTTAAAGCTTATAAAGACTCAGAGGGTTATTGGACTGTTGGTCCTGGAATATTATTGGGGACAGTAGACAAAAAGGGTAATCAGACAGTATCTGAAGAGGCTATACAAAAAGATTACACTGAAGAATTTGTTAAAGATGAATTTGTAAAAAGTTTAAATGAGGCTACAAATTACATTGACAATAAATATAATGCTGATCTTATGCCACCTTTAGCAAGAGCTACATTGATAAATATGCGTTTTCAATTGGGTAATAGATTTGAAACTTTTACTCAATTAGATAGAGCAATCAAAGAAGGAAACTTTACGGAAGCTGCAAAACAAGTCTTAGGTAATTATAAAGTAGGAGATAAATTTGCTTTTTCTACTGATTCAGGTGCAGAATCAATAGGTCCAACTTTATATGCAACACAGACTACAAATAGAGCTAGAAGACATGCAACTAGATTTGATCTTGTAGCTTCACAGTACGGTAAATTAACACCTGCTACACCACCAAGACCTGATAGATTTGGAGCAGACGTACCTGCACCACCAAGCTTTATACAAGGAATGGATGCAGTTCCAGAAGGAGGTGCAGCTATACCTTACACAACTGACGCAGCAGGTTTTGCAGGAGACATACCTCCACCTGTAGCATCACCTGTAGCACCTGTAAGTGGAGGTAGTATACCCACAATGGAATACATAGAGTCCATGTTAAGCGGAGCTAATATAGATACAAGCATTGCTCCTAATGTTAGAGACTTAATCCGTAGACAACGTGGAGTTCCACCTATAGCTACTGAAGGCGGTTTTCCACCAGAGGTTAATATACAAGCTCCATCTATTCAAACTGCACCTCAGTTAGGTCAAACATCAAAACCTATTCAAACTGCACCTCAGTTAGGTCAAGCACAAACAGATATAACAACTAGTACAAAAGCACCTAAGTTACCAAAAGAACCAAAAATATCTGACTCTCAGTTTACGCTAGGTCAGGTTTCGCCACCATCTATGTCTTTGGAAGTTCCACAACTAGAATTACCAAAATTTGAGTCTCTTCCTAGTGTTGATAAAACAGCTCCAAAATCTATAGAAGATTTTGAGCCATTGGGAGAATCAAAATTACCTCGTGGTTTTGGACCTACCACTAGAAGAGTATTAGGATCACAAGGCGGTGCTAAACCTGTTGAAAAAGATAAGACTGTATCTGAAACAAAAAAAGATCAAAGCATAAATAAAAATCCTGAGAATACATCTTTTACATCTGCAGCGTCTAATGATGACATAATACAAAAGACAGCTAGAAAGAGTGATATAGGAGATACTAATGTACAAATTAGGTTGGCTAAAATACTCTACGCTAAAAATCAAGCTAAAAACGCAGGAGTAGATATAACATTTAAAGATAGTGACTTTGATAAACAAGGTTTCTTTAAACCTAAGAGTAAAGAGTTACAAAAGTATAAAGCTAAAGGATTATCAAGTACAGGGTTTGACCCTTTAGCAAATAAAAAAGCTACTGGAGGCTTAATAGACAGGAGAGCAAAAAAGAAGAAGAAAACCTAAAGTAGTAGTGAGTACTACCTTATGGCTACTTGACCACTGCGGTCAACCCCAACAAAAGGAGTAAATAATATGCCAGAATTAGCAGAAGTAGAACCAGTAAAGAAAGCAGGATTTGTTAGTCCACGCAAAACTAATCAAGAACAGCGTATCGAAAAGGACGAAAAAGAACTTCAAGAACTTATTGCTAAAGCAAAAGGAGAGAAATCTCAAGAAGGAACTGAAGAACAGCAAAATACAGAATCTGCTCAAACGAGTAAAAAAGATGAAGTACAAGAAGAGGCTCTTGGTAAAGAAGAGCAATCTTTTAAAAAGAGATATGGTGACTTACGTAGACATCTATCATCTAAAGAGAAAGAGTGGCAATCTCGAATAGAAGCGTTGGAAGGTCAACTAAATAAAGCAGCTAAAAATGAATTAGTGTTGCCAAAGTCTGACGAGGAGATTGATGCTTGGGCTAAACAGTATCCTGATGTTGCAGGAATTGTTGAAACCATAGCTGATAAAAAAGCTAAAGAAAGATCTATAGAGTTAGATGAAAGAGTAAAACAAATTGAAGAGATGCGTTTTACTGCTACTAAAGAAAAGGCTGAAGCAGAGTTAATGAGGCTTCATCCTGACTTTGCTGAAATAAGAGAGTCAGATGACTTTCACGACTGGGCTGAGTCTCAACCTAAAGTTATACAAGATGCTCTATACGAAAATGCAGATGATGCCAAATCAACGGCTGCTGTCATTGACTTGTATAAACATCACAAAGGAATAAGTAAACCTAAGAAGACTTCAAGTGATAAAAATGCAGCTACTGCTGTTAATGTTCGCTCTAAGACTTCTCCTGTTTCTGACGATACTAAGAACCAGTGGTCTGAATCACAAGTTGAGAAGATGACTGATAAAGAGTACGCAAAAAATTCTGAGGCTATAATGGAATCAATTAGAGCAGGAAAGTTTATTTACGATATTAGTGGTGCTGCACGATAAAAAAGTGTTGACATTGTGTAGTTTATCACTATAACTAATAGCATACACCTAATGATGGGTGTGTGCTTTTCAAGCAAACAATACCCTAAAGCTTACCAAAGTTGTATAAGCCTAGAGGACAGAGCGTAGCGCAACGCTTCAAACTTTACACCTTATTAATACTTTGCCCTTACTGAGTATGTTTAGCTTATAATCATAAGCCTAACTTATTTATAAGGAGGACTATCATGGCTTTTAAAACTGCAGCAGGTTACGGCAATTTACCTAATGGTAATTTCTCGCCAGTAATCTATTCTAAGCAGGTTCAATTAGCCTTCCGTAAAAATACTGTAGTCGGTTCGATTACCAATAGTGATTACTTTGGTGAGATTTCCGCTATGGGTGATACAGTAAGGATCATAAAAGAACCTGAAATCACCGTTAAAGAGTATGCTCGTGGAGCGCAAATCACTCCGCAAGATCTCGATGACGAGGACTTCACACTAGTTGTGGACAAAGCAAACTACTTTGCTTTTAAAATGGACGATATTGAAGAAGCACATTCTCATGTGAACTTTTCACAGTTAGCTTCTGATCGTGCCGCATATCGGTTAGCCGATCAATATGACCAAGAAGTTCTTGGATACCTCTCAGGCTTTAAGCAATCAAGCATAAGCTCTCTAGCAGGTACAGCAAACGACACTGTTTCAGGGTCAAAGGCTGTGTCTACTGCAGGGTCTGACGAATTGCTAACAAGCATGAAGTTGAGAAAAGACTCTTTTGGTAACATCACCACATCAAGTGCAGGTGATCATTCTATCCCACTTGCTCCACGTATGGGCGGTGCAACATCGCAAGCTACTGCGACTGCTACACCATTGCAAGTTATTGCTAGAATGGGCAGACTACTTGATACACAGTTTGTGGATACACAAGGTAGATGGTTGGTACTACACCCAACATTCGTTGAAATTCTGAAGGACGAAGACTCTCGTCTTCTAAATGCAGACTTTGGCGAATCAGGTGGACTACGAACAGGTCTAACTATTGGCAGAATACACGGATTTGATGTGTACATGTCTAATAATCTACCATCTGTAGGTACTGGTCCAGGAACTTCAGGTTCAGCAAACCAGAACTCAAACTTTGGTGTTATCGTAGCAGGTCATAGTTCAGCAGTTGCGACTGCAGAGCAGATCAACAAAACTGAGTCATATCGTGACCCTGACAGCTTTGCTGACATTGTTCGTGGTATGCATTTGTACGGCAGAAAGATTCTCAGACCAGAGGCTCTTGTAACTGCTAAATATAACGTAGCGTAGGGAGGGATAAACAATGGCAACTTATGATATGACATCTTCCAGTACTGTTGGTGTTTCTTCTAACTCTATAGCGGCTTTACCTAGTGAAACAGGTATGGGCGCAATGCGAATGGTTCAAGCTTATTTGGACATTGACGCTTTGGTAGCCGCAGGTTACTCTGGTGCAGACGGTGACGTTTTTCAACTACTTGAAATCCCTGCAGGATGCTTAGTGCTATTTGCAGGTGCTGAAGTAGAGAAAGCATTTACTTCTAGCTGTACCTTAGACATGGACTTTGGCGGTGGTGATGACATCATTGATGGTGCTGACATTACCTCAACTGGGTTCTGTGCTGAAGGTACAAACGGACAGTCAAATGACGTTACTACTGGTGCAGCCTCAACATTTACACAATTTGTATCTACTACTGATACTATTGATTGTACGATTGCAGGTGCTGCTCCTGCTACAGGAAGATTACGAGTGTACGCTTGTTTAATCGACTGTAACGATGTAGGTTCAGCAGACAGGGCTACTGACGTAGACCGTGACCAATTAGCTTAATTTAACAACTGGGAGGGCATTAAGTTGCCCTCCTTTTACTATAAGAGATAATATGTCAGGTACTTTTTTAAGTTTAACAAATACTGTATTAGCAAGATTAAATGAGGTGCAACTAACTGCATCTAATTTTACTTCTGCTAGAGGAATACAAATACAAGCTCAAAACGCAGTTAATGAAACAATTAGATATATTAATCAAAGAGAATTTAATTATCCATTCAATCATGCAACAGAAACTAAAACTCTTACAGCAGGAGTTGTAAGATACAGCGTACCGACTAGCACAAAATCTATAGACTATAATACATTTAGATTAGTAAAAGATAATGATTTAGGTACAAGTGGTGGTAGACTTGGCATCTTAAATTATAATGATTATGTAAATAGTTATATAACACAAGAAGATGAGATTAATTCTACCACTGCTGCAGAGGCAATAGACTCATCAGAAACAGAAATAGACTTAACTAGTGCTACAGGATTTGATAGTGCAGGAACAATACACGTAGGTAATGAACAGATTACTTACACAGGTATTAGCACTAATACACTTACAGGTTGCACAAGAGGTGCGTTTTCTACCACTGCAGCATCACACGATAATGGATCTACAGTAACACAATTCACAGGTGGTGGTATACCTAGATTTATAGTTAGAACTGCTGATAATAACTATTTACTATTTCCTTTTCCTAATAAACAATACTCTGTAAAGTTTGATTACTACACATTCCCTACAGACTTATCTGCACAAGATGATACAACTTCTATCCCTGCTAGATTTGATCCTGTTATAGTAGATGGTGCAACTGCATTTGTTTATCAGTATAGAGGAGAAACACAACAATATCAACTTAACTTTGCTAGATTTGAACAAGGTATTAAGAATATGCAAACATTACTTGTAAATAAGTTTGACTATGTTAGGTCTACTTACATAGCTAGAACTCAAAATAACTTTTTAGAAATAACACCAAGGGTAAATTAATATGCCTGACGCTTCTCAAGTACAACCAGTAGCATTTAATTGTAGAGGAGGTTTAGTATTAAATCGTTCCACTTTTCTTATGGAGGCAGGAGAAGCACTAGAACTAGTAAACTTTGAGCCTGATATTGAAGGTGGTTACAGAAGAATAAATGGGTTTGTTAAGTATAACACAAATGTAGTCCCACAAACAAGTGCGTCAACAGAAGAAGTATTACTATCCTGCATATTTAATGGCACTATAATTGCAGCTAGAGGAGAGAAAATATTTTCTGCAGCAGCAGGAAGCGGCTCTTGGACGGAACGAGACACAGGTAGAACAAGTGCAGGTGTATATACCTTTGAGAGATTTAACTTTGATGGTAACAACAAACTAATAGTAGCAGACGGAGCAAATGCACCTACAGTGTTTAATACATCATTCGCTGCTACAGACGTAAGCGAAAGCTCTGTATCTGGCTCTAAATTTTTAGCTGCATTTAAAAATCATATGTTTTATGCAGGTAAATCTTCTACACCACAGACTGTAGTATTTAGTCAGCCTAACGATGAAGATGCTTTTAATACTGGTAGTGGTGCAGGTAGCATAAAAGTTGACGATACTATAACAGGTCTTAAAGTATTCCGTGATAATTTATTTATATTTTGTCAAGATAGGATATTTAAATTATCAGGTTCTACTTCAAGCGACTTTGCTATAACACCAGTTACTAGAAACATTGGTTGTGTTAATGGACAAACAATACAAGAATTTGCAGGTGACTTAATATTCTTAGCACCTGATGGATTAAGAACTGTTGCAGGTACTGCTAGAATTGGTGACGTTGAATTAGGTACAATAAGTACACCAGTACAATCTTTATTTAATGATAATATAGCTAACGCAAGTGGTTTTAGGTCAATAGTTATACCTAATAAAACACAATACAGAGTGTTTTTTACAAAATCAGGCGTAGCACAAACTGTAACAGAAGGAGTTATAACTTCTCTTAGGGGAGATAGTTTTGAGTTTGCTAACTTAAAAGGTATAAGACCTACATCTACAGACACAGTTACAAGTGCAACAGAAACTATTATCATACATGGTGGAGAAGGTGGTTATGTATATAGACAAGAGTCAGGTAACGACTTTGATGGCACTGCAATAAATGGTAAATATAGAAGTCCAGATTTAACATTTAATGATGCAGGTATACGTAAACACATGCAAAGGGTTTTAGTTAGTTTTAAACCTGAATCATCTATAGACGCAGATTTGTTTTTAAGGTATGACTTTGAAGATCCAGATGCACCAAGACCTGCAGCTTACTCTCTTGATGCTGCTGACATTGTGGCGATATATGGAACAGGCACGTATGGTACAGCTACTTATGGAGGACAAGCAGAGCCATTGTTAAGACAATCAGTAGAAGGTTCTGGATTTACAGTAGCATTACGAGTAGAAGATGGTGGAGTAACAGCACCATACTCACTAAAAGGATTTCAGTTAGAATATCAACTAGGAGCTAGAAGATAAATGGGAGCAACTTACACAAGACAATCATCATATAGTGACGGTGATGTTATCACAGCCGCACACACTAATGACGAGTTTAATCAGTTATTAGCAGCGTTTCAGGCAACTACAGGTCACACACATGATGGCACAGCAAATGAAGGTGGACCAATTACTAAGCTACTTGGTAACACACTTACGTTTGGTGCAGGTACAGCAGGTACAGATATTACTATCACCTTTGATGGTGAAACTACTGATGGTGTTCTCAAGTGGATGGAAGATGAAGACTACTTTGAGTTTTCAGATGATATACTTGTAGCCTCAGATGAAAAGATACAGTTTCGTGATACTGCTATTACTATTAACTCTAGCACTGATGGTCAACTAGACTTAGTAGCTGATGGTGCTGTGTCTATTGATGCAGGTACAGACATTATACTAGACGCTGATGGTGCAGATGTTTTATTAAAAGATGCAGGTACACAGTATGCATCCTTTACAAATAGTTCAGGTAATCTTGTAATTAAATCTGGTAGCACTACTGCTATGACTTTTGACGGTGCTAATGTTACATTCTCAGGAACTGTGACAATAGGTAGTGCAGGTATATCAGAGGCAGAGCTAGAAATACTAGATGGTGCTACTGTAACTACTGATGAGTTAAATATACTAGACGGTGTTACAGCTACTACTGCTGAACTTAATATTATGGACGGTGACACTTCAGCTACCTCTACTACAGTAGCTGATGCGGATAGAGTTGTGTTTAATGACGCAGGAACTATGAAGCAAGTAGCAGTTACTGACTTAGCTGCATACTTTGACGATGAGATAACTGCAATGCCAAACCTAGTCACCACTGCTGCAACTACAGTTGGTGCATTAGATAGTGGTTCTATAACAAGTGGCTTTGGTACAATAGACACAGGTTCTTCTACTATAACAACAACAGGTGCTATTACAGGTGGTTCTTTAGTAGCAGATAATATAACTATTGATGGCACAGAGATTGATTTATCATCTGGAGACTTGACAATAGATGTTGCAGGTGATATAATACTAAACACAGATGATGGTATAGTTTCATTACAAGATGCATCTGCTACATTTGGTTCACTAGAAAACTCATCAGGTAACTTAGTTGTTAAGTCAGGCACAACAACAGCCTTGACATTTAGTGGTGCAAATGTTACAATAGCAGGTGACTTAACAATTAGTGGTGATGACCTAACTATGGGTACTAATACTAGTGGTCACATCATGGTAGCAGATGGTACTAACTTTAATCCTGTAGCTGTATCAGGTGATGTAACAATGGCATCAAACGGTGCAGTAACAATAGCAAACGGTGCTGTTGAAACTGCAATGATAAATGCAAATGTTATTACAGGACAGACTTCTGAGACATCTCTTGACTCATCTAACGATACGTTACTCGTACATGATGCGTCTGCTAGTGCGTTAAGAAAGACAACACTTGCATCTATATCTTCTGCTCTTGGTGGTATCACAGATGTTGTAGCAGACACGAGTCCTCAACTTGGAGGGTCACT